ACAAGACCTCCGGGGACGATACTGAGAAGTTCTTGTCGCTTGGATCGGCCGGGATATATTGGGATCTCGGAACGAAAATCCTATGCATGGCCGTCAAACAAAGCCGCGAGATCGCAGGCGACGACCCCGAATCAAGAAAAGCCGAGACCCTCCTGGAGCTAATCAATGCTGTCGAAGGCAGAGAAGGAAGCCAAGACGGTTAAGCTCATCCGAGACGATCCGGTCTATTTCATCCGAGATTTTCTAGGATCGGAACCTTGGGAGAAACAGATCGAGATCCTTGAAGCCGTCCGGGACAACAAAGAGGTCGCGGTCGCTTCATGTCACGCTGCCGGGAAGTCTTGGATCTCGTCTCGGGCCGTAATCTGGTTCAATTATACTCATCGATTATCAAGAGTCGTCACCACAGCGCCGACTTTTGATCAGGTTCGGGACATCCTCTGGCAAGAGATACGGGCCGCTTATACGTCGTCCCGGGTCGATTTGGGTGGCAAGCTTCTCGAAACCAGGCTTGAACTTGGTCCGAACTGGTTCGCCACTGGCCGAAGTACGAACGACGCCAACAGGTTCCAGGGCGCTCACTCTCAACGGGGCTCAATATTCGTCGTCGCCGACGAGGCCGCAGGAATCGAGACCGATATTTGGGTTGGGGTCGATGGCATCCTAACCTCGGAAGATTCCCATCTTTTGGCGATCGGAAACCCCACTGCGCCCACGGGTGAGTTTTTCGAGATGTTCAAGCGCAAGGGCGTTGTGAAGATCCACATCTCGGCATTCGACACGCCGAACTTTACAGCGTTCGGGATCACGCTTGACGACATCCGAAACAACACTTGGCGAGAAAAGATCATGGGGCCCCTTCCTGCCCCCTACCTCATCACGCCGGAATGGGTTTGGGACAAGTGGGAAAAATGGGGCGAAGATTCTCCGTTATGGATATCCAGGGTGCTCGGTGAGTTCCCAGCCGTTTCCACAGATACGCTTATCCCATTATCCTGGATCGAAGCCGCCCAACGTCGCGGCTTGGACGCTTCCGCCCCTGATGTTCTTGGTGTAGACGTTGCCCGGCAAGGATCGGATGAGACGGTTCTCGTTCACCGACAAGGCCCCGTGGCGCGAGTCGTCAAGGTCACACATCAGGAAGACACTATGCAGACCACAGGGCGCGTCGTGGTGGCTCTGAACGAAACGAATGCCACCGAAGCTCGCATTGATGCCGTGGGGATCGGCGCAGGTGTCTATGATCGACTCCGAGAGATGGGCAAGCCGGCCGTCGAAATGCAATCGGGTCAGGCCGCTAAAGATCCGGAACGGTTTTTAAACGCCCGGGCAGAGTGGTGGTGGGGACTTCGGGAACGATTCGAGGCCGGTGATATCGACATCGACGAAGATGACGACCTGGCCGCGCAACTCTCTAATATCAAGTATAAGTTCACGTCCCGGGGTCAGATCCAGATAGAGTCCAAGGACGAGATGAAACGGCGCGGCGTTGGATCTCCTGATCGTGGCGACGCTCTGATGCTGGCGTTCGCTGACATCCAGAAGCCCGCGCCCATCGCCTGGACCGTGCCGAACCGGGCCGTCACCGGGCGCGGTGGTGCTCCAGCATATAAGTGAGGACTAAATGACACTCATCGAATCCATCAAGCGCAGAATCCCGTGGGTCCAAGAGGCCGCTCCAGCGGAGCTGTTGGGTCACCCGATCGTGAGGCAGACCACTTACGCGGCCAACACCCGGGAGCGTAACATCACCCCGGAGCTGCTGGTCGAAGACCGCAACGTCGCCCCCGTCATCTCGGCGCTCGGTGGCCTGTCCGGCCTATGCTTCCCTGGATTCGATTTCGTTTTGAAACCTCTGGAAGAGGGCAACGAAGACGCCGTTCAAAAGAAGATCGATCTCGTCTTACCTGAGATCGCACGTATCGATTCCCAGATAGGCCGAGTCGGGAAAGCCCGCGCAGTCGGTACTCTCGGGCTCATCAGGCGGGCGTTCCTGGAGGGCTACACCTTCCGGCAGGCGATCCTTGAATACGCCACCACCAGGGACGGAAGTTGGCTGAACTTCAGTGACATCCAGATCTTACCTGGTGAGACTTTTGCCGCTATGCCACCGTCGCTTGCAGGCCAAGATCGGTACGTCGCAGACAAGATCCTACCCGGAATCGTGGCCGATTCGCAGGATGACGTGGTGAAGTTCTACCAGTCTCTTGGGATGGGAAAGACTCAAGAGCTTGACCCTGAAAACGTACTATACATTCAAGACAATAAAATCCCAGATAATACAAGTCTCATAAAAGCGATCGTACCTTCAATCGAAGCCTGGAAAGAAGTGAGATATGACTCCATGCTGACGATGCACCGAGTAGGCGCGCCGAACCAGGTTGCCCAACTCGATGGCCGAGAAATGGCGGCCCTAGTAGATGCCAACCTCGTCGGCGGCCAAAATCAACCGACGCTCCAGAGCATCCAGGAATACGCCGAAGATCTGGTTCAGAATCAGGGCATTGATAGGGCTCAACTATCTCTCGCCGGGATGAAGCTCCAATATCCGACTATCCCGATCCCGATCAATCCGTGGGAGGCCGACGCCCTCTTGCGAAAAGAGATCATGGACTATTTCTTCCATACTGACGTCCTCCAAGTCACCGCCCAAGCCATTAGCGCCACGAACGCGCCCAGCAAAGAGCTTCTCGACAACCACATAGTTGGAGAGAGAGAAACGTATGGCCAACCCTTCGAGAAGTTGTGGAACGACTGGCTAGAATGGAACGGGTTCGATCTCAAGCTAGAGTTCGCCTGGTGGAATTGGGCTCCAAAAGATCAAGAGGCTGAAAAAAAGGCCGTGAGAGACGATCTCATGGCAGGGATCATCACGATCAACGAAGCCCGCGAAAAGAACGGGCATGCACCACTGTCGGAGGAGCCAGACGAGACCGGGAAGACCGAACGCGAGCTACTCTATGAAGAGCTGAAGGCCCGCAAAGGCGGCCAATCCCAGTCTGTGCCTGACTCATAGATCTTCACATTTCTCCAACAGTTCGGCGGCGGAATCGAGTATCTCAGATGGTATCAAGTACTCGCTGGGATTGAACTCGGTCTCGTTCGCTCCGACTGCCTCGTATATCAAGCGGTCCAACAGGTCCAGGCACTTTTTCAACATAGCCAGATATCTTTCGCATTCCGAACTCGTCTGGTCGATCAAACCAGATGTGACCTGCGATGAGGGGTTCTGGTTCTGTTGGGTCGTCTTCATGCTTGGCCCACATCCTGATGTTCTCGGTCCATGTGGCGCATTCTGCATATTTCACACCCTTCCTAAATCCGCCTTTGACTTCGATTACTCTCATCTCCTCGCCTCGGGTGGTAAGCTCTCGACCAAGACGCCAAAGAGCATAAGGCGGGCATCTGCCCACCGCGCTCTCTCGGCGTAATGAATCATCGAAAACGCGTATGCGTTCCGCCTGGTCTGGCGCCCGGATGCTAGAGACATCACTTACCCCCATGAGGTACAAACCGCATGTCTCCGATCGATAGGAATTTTGAGATCGCTGTACCATCTGACATGGTGGTGTGGGGTGGCTGGATATCGGCCATGAACTCAATATTGTAGTCGTTTTTGACGACTGTAATATGACTATTTATCACCCCTCCGTCGCCGTTTTTGGGGTACTCGATCTCGCCCGTGATCTGCCCGTCTGGGCCCACTGCGCATGTTAACGGGGTGGATGTTATGTTGAGCCCCAATAGGCGATCAACCACATCGGCAAAGCTCTCGCCGACTTCTTTCCGGGCGTTCAGCTCTTTGCGGGCTGATCTGCTCACCTTGATGACCACGGGGGGCTCAGAAATGGGCGTGGCCTCCTCGAAAAGATCACAATCTCTCTGCTCGATCCCAGGTTGGCAGGCCACACAAAGCGGTCTGTCTGGGTCCGCCGCACATCGCGGATAGTCATCTCCGGTCTTGATTTCATGTTTGCAATGCATACCAGTATACAGGGTTTACTCATATATATGCTTATCCGTCCAAGGTGATCTCATGTCTATGTTCGAGAGCAAGTTCCACAAAAACAAGGATTGAAACCATGACTCACACTGACGACCTCCAGCGAATCATAGACTCTGGTGCGAAAGACATTTCCGCAAACTTCTTCGATTTCGTTGAATCGACATTAAGCGCCACCGACTGGGATCTATTCGAGCAGTACATCGAGACGGGACACTGGAATCACGCCGCTGACCTAATCGAGTGGGCAGATTATGACCCAGAAGCCGCTCTTGGCGACGTGCTTGGCACCGCTGCAATCCGAAACTCTGAGTACCTGGAAGACCTCGTCGGCACCAAGATCCGCTACGACCTCAAGAATCCGCTTGCCCTGGAATGGATCAAAGACCACGGG